GCGGCCGTAGAACCCAACGTGAGCCGGGGTGTCGCATCATCGTTTCCGATATCTGCGCCGATAGCTTCTGTGCCAGGCGTTCGTTCTCACGCCATTCTTCCGGGTCGTTGCGGTCGGCCATCTCCTACCGCTCCTCTGCAAGAGCGGCGCGGCCGGCGGGCCACTCGCGAATGAGAAGGTCGGTAGGGATCGGTGCCTTGTTCGTCATCTGCTTCATGAAGAAAGCGCGACCGAGCTGGCGCGACTGATCACGAAGATAGCGCATCCATTCCGGGTCGGCGAAGCGCGCCTTATGCGAGCCTTGGTCCGTCTCCCCGCCGACGATGATCCAATCCGGCGCGTTCTTGTCGAGGATGATCCGACCCAAGATCGGTTCGATGCTAGCGAACGAGAACATCGGCGAGAGGACGGATTTCGCTTCGGCAAGCTTCATCCGGTCGCGGTCGTATTCCATCTGGCTCGCCATCGTTGCCCCTATGGCGGCGTTCCTCGGCAGCCCGCCAGCCTCCAGCGAGAGGCGGATAATCAACTGCGGGCGCTTCGTCAGGAGCAGGTAGGTCAGGTTCGGCGTCTCGCGCATGACCTTGAAAGCGTCGGCTCGCCATTCGGCGGGAACCTGGTTGTCGAAGATGTCGGCGAGAGATGCGCAGAACACGAACGGACGGTCGCCAGCCGCAGCCGCCGCGCGATCCCAAGCATAGGGCTTGCGCCAGTTGTCTGCACCAGTGCGCGAGCGAGTTCCAACACCCTTGCCTGGCGCACCCCACTGGACGCGCCGATAGCGCAGATCCATCATGGCCTCGGCATAGCACCCGTCGCACGGCGGGCCGACCTTGGTGCAACCCACCCACGGGTTCCATGTGTGCCGGGTCCATTCGATCTTGCTGTTCGTAGCCATGCTACCCCTCCACGCGCGGATCGAAGCCGCGCATTGCTTGTTCGATTGCCGCCTCGCAAACCTCTGCAACCCGTTGATTGGGCCAGAATGCCTCGCGGAGTTCTGTGTGGACCGTGTTGTCCAGGTAGTTCGGACGATCAGGGGATTTCCTGACATGGGCGCGGACGGGGTGAAGGCGGGTGGTCATGCGGCTGCCCTTTCCGGGTTGAATGCATAGCGATCCGGCGGCACGGTAAGCACGACGCCGATCTCTGCATGGCGACGGAACACGATGTCGAGATAGCGGCTCATCTGCTCGACGTTCATCAGGCGGGTGATCGGAAGATCCATGTCGCGGATGAATGCCAGTTTCTCCGCATATTGGTGCGGGCGAAGCATCAGGTCATAAGTGGCGCGGAACCGTTCGCTTTCCTCGCGCATGATCGGAACGCCGATTTCGAGCTTGCACCGGGCGCGCACGTCCTCACGATCTTCGCCGGTCTGTTCGCTGATCTCGACATACCACTTGAAGGCAAGGCGGTTCTGTTCCGCCGAACGATCCCGGCCGTCCGTGATGTCCACCGTGAACGGCCGTTTCCGACCGTCCAGGTAGATTTTCAGCAGCGCCAGTTCGTCCGTGTTCTTGACGGTGCGCGTGACCATGTTCGTCAGCCTGCCATCAGGAGAGAAACCGGTTCCGCCGGCTCGGACCCATACTTCGCGCGCAACGCAAACACCTTCGCGTGCATCTCATTGAGGAACACAACGACCTCGCGCTCTAGGTCTGCAATCATCGCGTCGTCACGCTGCACCCGCTGGATAAGCAGGCGCATCGGCTCCGGGAAATCCGGGTTGTAGGACACGAAATCGCACCACGCGCGGCCGGTGCATCCCATTTGCCACTGCATCTGGGTCACGTATTTCTCGGCGATCGGTTCACCAAGAAGGCTGGCTAGGTGCTGTGCCGGCTGCGGGCACTTGATCTCCAGAAGCCCATCCTCGCCGACAAGCCCATCCGGGCTGGCGTGGGTCCATCCTATGGTCGGATGCTTGACGATGCCAACTTGCGCGACGCGCTGGCCGATCTCGAACTGGTAGGCAGCTCGCGCATCCGGCTCACGTTCTACGCCGGCCAGCATCGCCGCGTTCTGGTAGGTGTCCTGCGGCTGTCCGGTCAGCGTCTCGATGACTAGCGTAGCCATCCGATTCGCGCGGGACGCTCCCCAGCCCGTCTTTGTGCGCGCCACCGCTTCATGCACGGCCGACGCGCCAAGGCTGCCGGCTCGGGCAAGACGCCATTCGTCGGTGCCTTGGACAAGGCTGATCTCATCCATTGCCGTTGCCCTTCTGGCGCTTGAACCAGCGGTCAACGTCGCCGTAGGCGACATCGAACTTGCTCGCCGGCAAATCCTTCACCGCGTCGATCTTGTATTTCTCGCAGAAGATTTGCGTGTCAGCGCCGGACTCGGAAAGCAGGTCGAGAAGCCGTTCCAACTGGTCTGCCGAGAGGGGGCTTTCCTCACCCGCAGTCTTGCCGTCATCGTCGCTTGACGCGGCCAATCCGAGTGCTGCCTTCAACGTGTATCGCTGGAGGTATGTAATGGTCGACCCGATCGCCTGGATGCTGTTCTTCTTGCCGCTGTCGTCGCGGCCGGCGGTCAGGGTGTTTTCCTCGGAATGCCCGTCACGGTGGGCGACGATGCACGTCACACTGACGGGCTGGTTTGTCTCTGACGTGGTGCGGAACCGGTAGGACAGCCCGTATTTGGTGAGGATGGGATCGACCGTGCGCGCGATCTCGCCAAGGTCTTCGTGGCGGTAGGAGGTTTCGCCCTTCCCGTCCTTGTGTTCATAGCCGACGCGACGGTTCTTGCTGATGACGGGAATCTCCGCCTTTGCAGCGGCCATCGCGTCATCGAACGCCTTGCGCGCCTGGTTCTTTTCCCAGCGCTCCTGTAGCGACATAAGCCGCTCCAGCGTCTCGATGCCGGCGCCGGAAGCAACCGCCCGGTCCAGCATTTCCATTGGTGTGATCGGCGCGAGTGAGGTATTCTGCTGCTCGTGGTCGATGGTCTTGGCTACGGCGTTCATGTCGTTTCCTTCCGGTCGGTGATTTCGAGATAGAGCCGCCGCAGATACCGGCGCACCTCGGGGTGGATATGCTCTTTCAGGAGCGTCTCGATTGCGGAGAGCAGATCGCGGTTCACAGCGGCGCTCCCAGCCAAACCCGACACGCGGCAATCCATACGAGGACAAGGGCGGTGAACAGGACAGGGCGGTGAATGAGGTATTCAACGGCGGGGGTCATGGGGAAACCTCGACACATTGGAAGCGGCGATGGGGGCACTGACGCGGGGCCATGTCGTAGCCTTCGTAGTCGTCGTAGCCTTCATCATCGAAATCGTCAGACCAACACTCAGGCTCGTCGCAACCGTCACATCCGCAACCTGCGAACATGTCCGAACCGCAGCAATAATTCCCGCAGGCGTTGCACATCACATCGTCTCCAGTCGTGCTGAACATCCGCCCAGCGAACGCCACCATGAGGCATTGGCGAGGGCATCGGATTTGCGGGTGAACGGGCCGCTCCAAAAGAGCGGCGGCAATACACGGTCGCTCAGTGGGGTCACTACGACGCGGTAGGTCATGCGAGTTCCCCCAGCCAACCCCATCGGGCACCTCGTAAGATTTTGCTTACGTGCTGTTGGGAAATGCCAAACTTGTCAGCCAACGCCTTCTGTGTCTGAGTTTTGCCTAGCGCCAGTATCTCGTTCACTTGGTCTGTCGTTAGCTTCGCGGTCCCACTTCTTTCACCGCGCAAATGTGTCCCATGAATAAACGTATCGGCCATGTTGTCGGCCCTCGTTTTCCATGAGAGGTGCCGCTTGGTGACGCAGCCGCGATTGCCGTTTCCGCACGAATGGGCCGCATCCGTGTGACCTGGAGGAGGAACACCATATGTTTCCGCGCAGATAAGCCGAGTAACGAGCATTGTTTTCCCGTCGACAACTAGTTGCGCATACCCGTTGACGTTGGCGTAAGGCCAAATCAGGCATTCATCGCCGTCGTATTGAAGCACCACGTCGCGGTAGAACCGGGAAGCAGCCCCGCGCGGGGTGCTGTGCCCATCCGGCGTGCCGTGCTTCCTTACCCGCTGGTAGTGCAAACTGCACAAACCGCGCCTTATTGCCTCTCGTTGGCAGTCTTCGACGTAACAGGCGTGTCCTGACATTGTCACATCCCTATCGCCCGAACGCGCCCGAGCGCCGCATCATCGCGGTGTGTTCTGCGCGCCAATCGTAATCATCGTCATCCTGCTCTTCCGCTTCTGGGTCGTAGACCTCCAACTCGAGTTCGGCCGGGGTGAAGCCGTTCTCCAGCGCCCTTTTCGTGAAGCCGTAAACCTCGTAGTATTCGCCGCCGACCAGGACGACGTAGAGAGGCGAGAAGCCGGAGTTCGTGAACGTGGTCTTGACGACACGGACATCCTGCGGCGGGCGGCCGGAGATCGCATTCGCCAGATCGGTTGCCGTGGTGCGGTAGTGGGCGGTCATATCAGCCACCTGCCTTCTGGAGGGCGGCGCGGGCGGCGACGAGATGTTCAACGGTCAACACACGTTCGCCGACGCGGTGATCCACCCATGAACAGATTTCGCCTTCCATCGGTCTCGTCCCGGCCTTCTGCTCAAATATCTCGAGCAGGGCAGCGAACGGCCGCAGCGCCTCTGCCATTTCAGGAGCGGCGGCCATCTGTAGAGCAAGCGCACGGAGGTCTTCGGTCGGGTGGACGAAGATCGGCGACAGCTCGAATATGGGCTTTCCGTAACCCTGCTGGCTGATGTAGCCGAATGGCATCGCCTCACCGTCGATCTTCTGCCCGTATAGGCCGTGCGGTTCGAACTTGAGGCCCGTCCACTTCGTTTCCTGTGTCATCTGTCATCCCTTTGTGTTCGGGAACCCATTGAAGGAGCGCCGCGCAAAGGCGCTCGATGAAGGGGTTCAATCCGGCCATTCGATGCGGACGCGGTGTCCGCAGGTGGCGCAGCGGTAGTCGTCGCAGCAGCCTTCGGAACAGCCGCCGTCATCAGCCATCGGCGCCCCGCAACAACGCGGGCCTCGAACGCTTCCGCCTTCCAAAACCTGCGCCGGTTCGTATCCGGGAGGCGCAGATTTGATTTCGCGATTGCTGAAGAAGGCCATCTTCATTCTCCCTATCGCCACCGATCACGGAGGCTGGTTGTGGTTAGGCGGCGCGCTCGATCTCAGTCATCGTGGCGAGCGGGCCAGCTTCCTTGAAAGCGGCGCGGAGATCGTCGTGGCGATCCGGGTTCTCAGCCCAAATGGCGCGGGCACGGGCAAGGGCTTCCCGCTCCTGACGGTTTTCCTCGGCGCGCTGTGCGGCCGGAAGCTCGTAATCCCAACCGGCGCGGCTGTGGCTCATGGTGCCAAGGCACTTCTTGAATTCGGCAGTCAGTTCCATCTTCCGTCTCCTTGCGTTCGCCACCGATGCGGGTGGGGTTGTGTTGGTGCCCGCCTCAATAGCTTGGTGGCGGGGACGGCGGGCTGTTCCGTCCACCTCAAGCGCCGGGGGTGTTCAGCAGACCGAAAAGCCGCGCGTCCGAAGCTCCGCCTTGGCGGCGCTGACAACTCGGCAATTCAGTTCTGTATGGAGATTAGTCGAGCGGACGATTGCCCAGAGATCGTCGTCTACATTCGCTGCCGGATTGGCGAGAAACGCATTCGCGCGGGCTGCATATTCGTCGTGATAGGCCTTCGTCATCGTCTTCTCTCCGTTCGCCACCGATGCGGGTGGGTGATGGGGTTCTCGCCGTCAGGCGGTGGGTGGGGTTAGTCACGGAATGAAAATTCATCGATGGTCGTCAGAACGTCCGCGACCGTTTCGCAGCCACGCAGATCATCGAAGAGCATTTGAAGATCGACGCTGTGCCGGATCTTCTGATCCTTGGCGGACTTCATGGCCGCGTTCTCGATCTGGTAATCGCTGAGCGACAGGCTTTTGTCGTATTGCT